CAACCCACAGCTTCATATCCTGGGCCAACGCCTCCTCCGGAGATAACCCATCACCGATCGGATCCTCAGATCGCTCCGGAAGGACCTGACCAACAACGGTCTCCGGTCCAGACTGCGAAACAAAGCCAGGGCCAGCAGCCAGGGCTCCCCCCTCAGCCAGACCCGTAGCAGCAGCGACAGCATGCTCGCCAGGACCTGGATCTGTTTCAAATGATGCGAGTAAGGATTCTTCTTCAGCAGATAAAACGTTCTTTTCGTCAGTCATTGTTTCCGGCTCCTTTATCTAATACTTCATTGAATAAAGCTTGCTTCTTTTCTTCAGCAGTCAGAGATGGCCTCCCAAGTCCTTCAGCATACGCTTTATAAATAGCTTCCCTCCCTTCAAATAACATCATGGCCTTCAACGTGGATTCCATCAACGCCGGATAACCTTTTATTGATTCAATCAGATCATCAAATGCTTCCTGGGTTGTTTTCATAAGAACCTTTTTCTAGTCTAGATAATCAAAAATGCTGAACGGCTCTTGATGTTTTCTGTCCTCCCAGGGATCACTTACGCTTGTGCATCCCAGGGCAATACCTTGGATTCTTTTGTCTTTGATTGTTGAAAGTCCAATATAAGCTTTTGATATTCCATTCCAGTTATTCGCCTTATGGGGATCGTAACCGAATGCGTCATATACCTGCCGTGCTAATTTAGAAGCTTTGACTAGATCCTTTATTTCAACAATGCCTTCATCAAAGGTTGCCATTAGTCCAAATCTCATGTGAATAGGAACGGATTCGTTTTTATACAACTCCCACAAAAGGGGATTGTCAGAATTGTGAAGCCAAACGCTTTCTTTTTCCCAACCCAAATATTTCATCCCCAACCATCCCCATAAGGGGGGAACAGTGCCCCAACTATTCGACAATTCTTTATAGGGCGTTGCTGTTGTCTTATAAACTTTCCAGATCGTTGAGTGACTCACGTTCGGCTCCTTTATCTAGTCTTCAATAAACTCAAACTTGCATATCTTGATAAACACCAATCAATTCTGGATGCGCCTTATCAAAATCATCATTCCAGCGGTTCCATTCATCCTCGTCATAATCCTGTAGGTAATCGGAGTATGGATCACCATAGTAATCCTTCTTTATTTCGGACTGGGAAGTACCATCATTGTCATAGTTGCCAGCCAGACATTTCTCAACATTCTGAATATTGCTTGAAAACCAGAACAAGTTGAATACCGCAGATCTATGACACCAGTCAGACTTGCTCGCCCTGGTCATAGCAACCAACCAATTATCCCTGAACCATTCATCATTCCAGCGGTTTTCTAAATTATCCTCAATCCTATTCAACATCTGCCTGTTTAGTTTTTTTTCTGGAAATAACTTCACCCACGTTTCAACGACAACCCGTTCCGGTCTTTTATTCATTTCAGCTCCTTCAGTCTTCAATAAAATCTGGAAATTCTTTTAATAAGAAAGAAGTGCGCACACCATCTTTCTTTATTACTTTACTTTTTTTAGTTCTTTCTTTTGTGGGTAAAGCTTCTTTACTAGTCCACCCCTTATTCATTAGTAAAGCTTCTTTACTAGGTGCTGGTAAAGCTTCTTTACTACAGATAAGCGAATAGTAAAAACCGTTACCTACTTGATCCCGTTGAATAACCCCTCGATCTATACCTTCCTTGATCCCATTCACAACTGCCGGCCTGGACAAGCCAGTAAGCTTTTCCAACTGAGATAAGCTAATCCGATCAACACCTTTGTGCCAGCCAAATGTTTTTCTACAAATGACCAGAACCACTTTCAACTCAGCGAACCCCATATCAGGTAAGTGATCATCCAGTAATTCATTTGGTGTCTGAGTATGATTTGGTAATTTATATGCCATGAACATTCCTTATAAACAAAAAGCGACTTCTGAAAAATTGAGAGTGATTGCTTAGGATCACAGTTCAGAAGTCGCTTTTTATTCTCAATGATCTGTAAACCCTAAGCTCTTCCAGTATACCATGAAATCAGACTTCCTCACGATTGATAATCTTCCACAACAGCACATCAACATCCATCGACCACAGATCCGACTTGCGACCACGCCTCCGGACAGCAATCCCCCTCGACCTGGCTGCAGCTTCAAGAGCCAGCTGGATGCCATGATCGGAAGGCCAGTAGTTATCTTTAGTACATAGAGAATGAGCGACCCCAGTTGAAATGCCCCAAATATCACCCAGGACACGATAACCGCCAGAGCCATGTAGTTCATGGTACTCAGCCCGTAAACTCTGTCTGACCGACAGACGGAAGCCAGGGATACCTTTAGGACTCATTGTTATCCTCAAGAGCAGCACACATTTCATAAGCAGCAATCTTCTTCTCATGACCACGAATAGCCATATCTTTCAGGAACTTCTCAACCAGCTTGAAATTCCCCTGCTGCAGCAGATCAAACGACACATGGATAGGATGCCAGGTCTTGACACCATCAGGACCAGGATCAACAACCACGTTCACAGTAACGTAATCAGGAATAATAACCTTCATTTCTTCACCCAACCTTTGCCGGAGCAATGCGGACATCGAACCTCACCAGGATGACCCAGCGAGGAACCAGCACCAGAGAAGCGGAGCATCCCGTAAAGTGATGGCTGTTTAGTCTGCTCGATGCATTCATCCAAATAAGAATAAAACACATCCGGATCAACCTCAAGTTCCTTGCAGCGTCTAAAAAACTGCATCTTACTAAAGCCAAAATCGGCGAGCCGAGTAACGTTTTCGTCACCTGGCCCGAACTGGTTTCCGTAATAAGCCCCAGGGCCAGGTAGCATAGAGCGAACCAGAGAAGTAGTATGCCTCCGCTGCAGCACCCAAGCCTGGAACCAGATCAACATCTGCTCATAATCGTTTTGCTCTTTGCTGAAAGCAGAGTTGGCTTTGAACACCGCCTCAGCCTGGAATGAATCAGCCGGATCGGTATATGATTGGACATCGTTCGTGGGAGCAGGGATCAAATCATTCGTCATTCGTAACTCCTTATAAAACCCATCTCTAGTAGATCAAACAGAACAAAGCCAGCGACCACCCCGTAGAACAATGGCGGTTGAACAAAGCTATCCGTCAACCGCCACAACTGAAAGTGGAAGTACAACACTCCGTAAACGACCAGGAAAATTACAGATCTCATTAGAATGCAACCCCATATTTTTCAACATTACGAATCCATAACCTTGCTGTATTAGCAGTTACCCCCATCGTGTCAACTAATAATTTTATCGTTGCGGGATCATATTTCTGTCTTGAATGAGAAGCATACGTTGCAATGTTATATCCACCGTTCGTATCATGGGTTTTGAAATTATCAAAATACCATTGCTCAATTTCTCTAACCTCATCTTTTGTAATCGAGCCTGGGAATTCCTCCAACACCCGAAACTTAAAACTTTCAGCCCCATACTTATTCCAAGCGTTCTGTAAAACAGGATGGTGCTGCCCTTTGTTATTATTCAATAGAGATCGCCAATTGTCCCACCTATCCGCAAACGTTGTTTGAGTCGATCCGATATAAGTTTTATTATTCACTTTATTTATGATGATATATATTCCGCTCATTCTTCCCTCTAGATATTTCTATAAATAATATTCCGAATAGTAGAACCTGCAACTCCAGAAATAAAAAAGCGATTCCGTTTCCAGGGTAGGATGTGAGGAATCGCTTTCTTATAAATTTTAGCACATCCTACCCAACATTCATTTTACCACAGATCATTCATTGAACCTCCAATGGGGTGGGCTGACTTTCACCAGCCAGTATCCTGCGATAGAGTAGCACCCCATCAGTTATAGATTACATCGCTGGTGGCTGACCAGAATTGGCGAGATCCACTGCAGCGTCAACAGACTTACCAAGGTCTCTGTGGCCCCGATAAAAACGCATCCAGGATATAGCAGCGACCGATGTGGCCCATCCAGTAGAGCAACGAGCCAGAGCATTCTCAGCAGCAAAAGTATTCTCAGCCAGCCCCTCATTGACAACCGCATCATAAATAGCAGCCGTATCAACCTTAGCCTTCTCTTTCGCCGGAGCTTTCTTCTTGCCCTTTCGTTTTGGGGGAACCTTCGTAGGATTATCTTTTGTGATCGTGACATCCGGAGATCCACCGGTCGGAAGATCCTCAAGATCCTGGGTAAATATATCTGACATATCCCCAACGATCAAAGCATTGGAAACCATCGAACGTTTCTGGCCCATCTTCTGAATTGTGTTTACGATATCAGCGGGATTGGGATTCGGAATCTTTCCAAGCTGCTGGCCAACAATGACATCAGGACCAAAGGTAGCACCGCAGCCTCCCATCTTGATCCAGCAATAGTAACCACCATCATTCTTAGACTTACGCAGACCCTCGCCACAAGTAGGGCAGATCGGCTTTGCAGTCCGGTAACGATATTTTTCTTCCCAGGAATTACAGGAAGCTTCAGAGGAAGCAATCAATTCCCCATCTTTGACCCAATCACATCGGTAGCGATAATAGAAAAACGGTTCACCGCCATGATCATCCCCCAGCCAATCCTCAGTATAATCAACCAAGTGAAAAGCAACTCGGACCCCATAAAGCTTGGCGATCTTTTCAGCACCTGGTTTCAATAAAGTCGGACGGGATCCCGTTCCAGGGATAGTCCCATAATCGGTCCCGTCAACCATCAAGGCTTTTACAAAAGCCTGTTTAGCATCATACGCAGCCTTCAACTCTTCAAGAGATGCGACCGGAACCAGTAGGCCAGTAGGGGAGTGAACAGATAGAGCTTTATCATCAGACATATTATCCTCCAGGATAACTAGAATAGAAACGAACCTTCCGCATCAGCGAAAGCGTCTTCAGGAATCAGGATATCGCCACAGACTGTACAGACCTGGACCATCTGCCTGGAATCGCACAGCTGGCCAGCAGCGATATACATGTAGCCAATCTCATCATCGATCAGAGATTCAGCGGGATGTTGACATTTATTTGGGGTGGGGGTTTCAAGGGAATCTTCCATACTCGGCTCCTCGGTAGACTTATAGTATAGCATAGGTTTCACTTATTTGAAACGTAAATCATAACCAACCTCACTAGGTTCTTCCAACAGGGACTTGCAATCCTTACAGATCCACTCGACCCCTTTCCAATCCCATGCCCAGGGATACTCACGCCGGACATTGATCCCACAGTCCTTGCAGATCGGCTTCCCACAATGATCGCACTGGCGGTCGCTGGCCTTGAAATGCAAGGTTCCTTCAGGGACACCATCGAAATGGATCACAGGGACCACGCCCTTATGAAATGAGATTGGTGGCTTTGGACACTGACATCTAACTTTAATATTCATCAATCACCTTCCTTGAATAGATTAGTTTGCCGACCGAACTCAACCAGGGCAGCAGCCTCCAGCTGGTAAGCGGTCCAGAACAGATCCTTCGCCCTGGCCTCAAGCTCAGCCTCGCAGAACTCACGAACCTCAGCCAGGGAAGTAGCCTTCCAATAACCTCCCTTACGACCACCAGTGGACAGGATCAAAGCCCCATCACGCCGGAGATCTCGAATAGTATTCCGGATCCTCCGCTCACCAGGCATCCGGTTTCCACCCTGATGCATAGCCCAGACCTCACGAACCTTAGCGACCAGGGATCCTCGTGACATCCGCTGAGAATGCCCGACAGCATTCCGCAGAGCCATAAGCACACAGGACCGGAGCAGCTCATCCTTCCCGTACAGGATCCCAAAATCCACGCCGGAGTTGAACTTATCAACTTGCTTCATCGCTGGCCTCCAGAACAGGATCCAGAACAATCAACTTATCCCAATGAGCCAGATCATTGCTCACCGCAGCCAGGGCAATCAGGGACCGCAGACAAGTGGAGCGATTTTTCTCACCCAAGAGTAAGACAAGCTTGTCCAGCTGGGCCAGTTCTTCCTTAGACAATCGCAGAGCAATCAATTCTTCCATAGCCATATCAACCTCCTAAATATTCAGACAGTTTATTAATCTGCCACTTCTGTTCAGCATCCCAAGCAGCAGCCCCAGCAGCCCTAGCATCCCTAGCCGCAGCCCAAGCCGCATCCCTAGCCGCAGCCCAAGCAGCATCCATTTCTTTTTGAGTTGCTTCCCTAGCCGCAGCCCTAGCCGCAGCCCAAGCAGCAGCCCAAGCCGCATCCCTAGCCGCAGCCCAAGCAGCATCCATTTCTTTTTGAGTTGCTTCCCAAGCCGCAGCCCTAGCCGCAGCCCAAGCAGCATCCATTTCTTTTTGAGTTGCTTCCCCATTTGCAAAAAGCCTTGCGGTTTCTATTGCTTTCCGCGGTCGGTTATCTTCTGGATATTCTTTCTCGAAGATAGGTAGCACTCGTTCAGCACAATCACAAGCGAATAGACGCAGGTTCTGTTCAGATACAAACTCGTTTCTACACAACAACCAGATTTTATCTTCTGCACTAACGGTATCAAGTTTCAATACAGTTGTTGGCAACATCCACTTTTTGCCAGCAAATAATTTACTGACAGTTTCTCTGTCGTAACAGGGGTCAAAGCTCATTACTAGATCAACGGTTATTCTTTTCATGCTACACACTCCTATTATTGAATCCTATCTTGAACAAACATTACGACCACCAGAGCAATCATAAATATCACTGGTACTATACTTGCATCATCGGCTCCTTTATAATCTTTACTGTATAACAATTATATCATAACGTTATACAATGTCAAGTCAATCATATAACAAAAAAGCCCCAGGATTTCTCCCAGGGCTTCTTGAAGTATCACCTCCCGCCATTTATTTATCGGCAGCGATCCTTGTACTTACTCCGTAGCTAGAATCTTTGATCCGCTGATATTCCGATTGGGACATGTACCAGTTGATCAAAGCGAGGATCACAGCAGCAACGCTCTCTGGAATAAATTGAGTAATCTCAACAGCCACCAGGGATTGAGCCAGGACACCGAGCAAACCAGCAAACACAATAGGGACAAGTTTCTTGACAGCTGGTTTCATACGATGATAAAACTCCCAGTTTTCTAGAAGCCTCGCCTCCACGACTCCGAACAAGTACATTGCCCCGCCCCCTACAGCAAACCACATAAGCAGATCTGTAATATTATCAAACATTGTAAAGCCTCCTTTTTAAATATGCTTCCAAGTTCTATTTATAATTATATCTGATAAGCAACCACAACAACCGGATGCCCGTTGTGTGGATCCACATTGCCCAACACATCCCTGGCGAAACGGAACTCAGACCTCAATAGCTTCCCTTGCCAGGATCACAGAGTAAATGATAATCCAGAATATAGCGAGATCGAATATGGTTCTTTTCATATCAGCCTCCAATAAAATGGCCAAACAGAAGATCTACTAGTAACGCACCAGCAGTAACGAATACCCACCAGCGAATATTCTTGATACTTTTCTTCACCTCGGCAACCCAGGTCCGGATATTCCGCTGCTCCATGACCATACTTACAGCATCAGCGTCTTTGGGATCCCCATGTAATAGCTGCTTCATTTCTTCCACAGCCCGATGGCAATCAGCCCAGCCGCTCGTTACTTTCTCAACATTAGCCACCAGTCCGGCGTCACCGTTATGACCACGCAAAGCCCGATCGGAAGATACAGCCAATGCCTCAATACGGTCGAGCTGTATTTTTAGATGATCCATAGTTTTCCCATCCCTACGCTCAAGAGCTTTTAGCTCAGCAGCTGTGTATGTTTGAGCCATCATAAAACCTCACTTCAATAACGGAGCGATCAAAGACTGGAGTCCAGCATTCCATCCATCATTATAAGCCACATCGTAATTCCCGCCTACCAAAGCCTGGAGAGCAGCGACCTCAGCTTCCAACCTGGCAACCTCAGCCTCAAGCTCGGAGCAATCAACCGGATCCGGACCAGAATCCGGAGTGTACACTGGCCACACATGGGAAGCCAGCCTTGCGAAGAAGCCACAATCCCTCATGCCACGATAGGTAAACCACTGGATTCCTTCAAAGCCCATAGCCTTGACCTTTTCGTCAAACTCATCCAGCTCATCCAGAGTTGGTTCCCAGCCTTGCTCAGCACAGGCAACGCCCACAGGGAAGAACGGGAGATCTGCCAGAGCCTTCAGCTCATCATAGGACCGCTGCATCTGGGCAGCCGGATCGTTAGCCAGCATCCAATACACTTGGGGAGCATGGAAGTCGAAGAACGGGAGAATCTTTTTCCAGAGGATTTCTTGATGATAGGATGGGTAGCGATAAGAACAAAGCCCCAGAGGGAAGTCGGGCTTCCGGAGCCGGAACTCCTGCAACAGTGGAACCTGGGCCTCTGGTCGCTCCTTCATCGGAGCTTCATAATCCATCATGTAAGCCTCAAGCCCGTAGGTATCAATAGCCTCAGAAGCGATCGCAGCTTCACCAGCCGGATCGATCCCCTCATTCCAATGCCATCCATAGAAGTGAACCAGGCCAGAGATCAACCGCTGGAATCTTTCGACATCAGCTTTACCATGAGCATAGTTCCAATGATTGCCATGACAGACTTTCAAAGCCACGCCGGAGTAACCACCCTCGACTAATTTATCTTTGATATTATTCCCCATGAATCCACCATCAGCATTCAATAGGGATACGACAAACATGGTTTTGCCTTTCATCACATTCATTGAGATCTCCTTTAGCAATAAACTCTCTAACCAGGACCAGCACATTATATTAGTATCCCACCTTTTACCACATCCAGCGGATAGGCTGGTTGCGGAAAGGCTAGTTTCTTTTTCAAGTTATCGGTCAATCGTTTCTTCCAATTATCGAAGTACCAGAATATCGCTCCACCTTTTTCAGCTAATGGAGATAAAACAGCGTATACATTATGACTAAAAGCAGCAGCACTCCAATTGATTCCGACTGCAGTATTGCCCGAAGCCGAAACAACACCAGCCCACGAATAAGAGTTTACGGCAGAAACTAAGTTACTACCATAAAGTGTTGCCTGATTTCCTTGTACATAACTTGAAAGAGTAGCTTCACAATGACCAGAACCACAGAACAAACTATTGGCTACGGAAGCAGTCAAGGTTTTGGTACTCTGTGATGAGCCGGAAGTTGTATTAGAAGCATCTGTATCAACTGGAGCTTGCTGAGCGACATATCCATAAGCTGCAAATGAAACAACCCTATGCGATGGAGTACCAGACATAGCGACAGCATAATTCCCAGCCGTCTTTGGCATATCTTCAGACAAAATATAAAAACCAAATGTGCCACCGAACCAAGAAGTATAATGACTTCCGAACAAAGTCATAGCTACACCATCATAAGTCAATCCCGTCGGTTTGATATTATTCGTAGAGTAATAATTTACGAAAGCAAGTCCTACAGGGCTTGTACCGCCAGCAAACGTATGAAGGAATGAATTATCAGCATCATTCTTTGCTGAAGCAACCGAACCTAGTAAAATTGGTTTATACATTAATCATCCGTTTCTGCATCTGAAGTCCAGCGATATGCTACACCTACCAAATAAGCATCACAACCTAAAGTGTCAGATCCATTGTTAGCATCACGCCCAATCCGAATTTCAACCATCACTATATCATCTGAAACTGAACCTTCCGGAGTAACCTCAAACCATGAAGTTCTATGACGATCACCATCAGCTTGCCAGGCATCAGTAACCGTACCACCACCGGAACCAGGATCCGTTCCCATTGCACCCCCATCATCCAGCTTGTTTCCTTCGGCTTGCCAGACTACACCGCCAGCCCCACCTTCACCTGCAGCTGTTGTCCATATACATGCCAGGTACAGAGATCCAGCATCATATCTCTTTGGCATCTCTAAACTAAAATTCAAAAATTCGTCAGTATCCTTATCAAACGGAATACCCTGATGTACGATTGTCCCAAAGTCTAAGTCGATAGCTGCACCAGGAGCAGCTCCTGTTTCTGGTCGCATAGAACCGGCTGGAATATAAACAGTCTCCTCACCGATCCCCTGAGCCAGCAGAGTATTGAGATCCTCGGTAATCCCATCCATTGTGGCAGCTCTAAGAACCTCACCCACAGAATAATCATGGCCATTTATACTAGTCATTGCAACCTCCGGAATTCCGCATCAGTAAGCTTCTTCTTCGTGGGCTTGGCCTTAGCCTCGAACTCTTCAACCGGAATAGGTTTCAAGTCCTTGACCGGAGGATTAGCCCATAGATAACTCAGCACAGGATCGGAAGCATTCTCACGTTCTAGATCCTTGATAGTTTCTTTTTTATTATTGGGAGCCTTGAAATTCCCAGGATAGAATCCCATGTGTGGAGTTCTCCGAAGCCTAAGTAATTTCTCAACCTTCTTCCAATCAGCCGGAAGAACAGCAACATGTATCTCCCCATTATCCCTGGCAGCCTGGGCAGCCTCACGCTGACCCCTATGATCAAATCCCCAGACAAAGCTTCCACCAGGGAGCGAAACAGGGACCTTGGCAATCTTCCCACCATAACAAGCCCCGCAATAAAACTTGATTTCCTTCTGCGGTCCCTCTGGCTTCAACGCAGTCTTAGATCCACAGACAGGACATCGAACCAACCAGCGACCACGATTGAACCAAACATCTTTAGTTTTCATAATGCTACCCTCGCATATTCAGAATCTAATACACCGTAAGTAGTATCATCCAGGATACAAACATTCCCTGATGGAGTGGGAGCCAAGCCATAAGTACAAGCAACCAGCCCCTCGTCTCTAGACACACTCATATTGGCAATGAAATAATCATTATATATTCCAAGCCGAGGAAGATAAACAGAGATCCTCTTTCCGATATCTATATCCAAGAAAGCCTCAGCCAGGGCATCAGACCTCTCTGGATAGAATGTCAAACCCTTCACCTGGCAAATCAATTCCTGCCAGGTAGTCAACAGAGCATCAGCAGTATTTACAGCAGTATTATAATCATCCGCATAGGTCATATCGAATCGAAGAACACGCTCGCCATGCTTCCGAATAATAGCATCAGAAGATCGTGCCTCATAGGGAAGCGGATCATACATATAAATTCCTTTCCCTTTCTGCTGCATGACTGTGACCCAGAACAGAGTACCAGCAGTATTCTTGATACTCAACGTGATCGAGTTTCCAGAAGTTTTAGCTTTGCCATCATCGTCTGTAGCAACCGCAACAGTCATATCAGAAGTCCGATCGGCTCCGGTCCCATCCTCATTTGCCCTAGCAACATAATCAGTGCCAGACACCCTCGCAGCCAGGGAAGCAGATGAAACTCTCGCTACCCCATTAGGATCCCTGAAATACAAAGTGACTTCTTTAGTGACACCACCACCAATAGAAAATGACTTTTGAACTTGCCCCAGGACCACATCGGTAAGATCAATCTCCCTGGGATGAACAACCACCTGAATTACAGTCTTCACTAATCTCTCCGGATAACTGGTATGGATATCCGAAATAGAATTATCAAACATATATTGGACAACAGACTCGGTCACATAATGCTGGGAATTTTCAAACACCAATTGCTCGCCAGAGGAACCAGCATTGACGTATACCTTCCCAATCTCAGATTGAGCAGCCTTCTGGAAAACAGAGATAACAGATGTTTTTTCATCACGCTCAGAATCAAATACATACGGGAAAGTAGTCTGGCCAGTATCAAGAGAAGTTTCTATCGGCTGCTTTGAATTCGGTAAAATATCCAACATCGTTTGGACAGCCTGATCACCACGCTGATCAACAGCGACTTCGGTAGCCTTGAACTTCTGTTCCTGAGCCTCCATCAACCAACCATAACAGATCACATCAACGTAAGGATCTTTCGGATCTGGCATTGGAGTTGCATCGTACAACCGTCCACGCCAATGATAAGTAGTCGACCCATCGAAAGTATATCCAACCCGAATCTCTATTCCCTTCTCGAAACCGAACCGAACATCATCATGCTCGAAGGAATAATACCCAGCCTTTCCACCAGAATTAGTAATGTCATTCTTCAGAGAGAAGTGAAAAGTGCCTGGAGTGCCAACACAATTAGTAGGTAGGATCCCGAAGATCCCACGATTATGCTCGAACTTCTTTGCCTCCAAAACATCAGCTGACCAGGCATCCCAGAGATCCACAAAGGACATCGCCCCTCCGGACACACCAGAGAAGTCAGTACCGTTCATAAAAGTCATTGTAGACTTAGCCTGGACCGCAGTCGTGATTGCTGTCATTCAGTAAACACTCCCAACATATTTGTATATGCCATTTATAACTCCGCATCCAGCGTAAAGTGACACTCAAGATGAGTATGGCTTAGTCCGCTACTACTGTAAATAAGTGCAGAAGATTCTCCGTGCTGTGTTCTAACTCCTACGTTTCCCGTTTGTGGACCTGCGCCTAGTGTTGCTCTATCTACCTTGGCACTAGCTCCAGCACTATCGTACAATACAATAGTTGGGGTTCCTCTCATCTTAGTCCACGATAATAGAAAACTAAGATAAGTTACTGTGGCGCAAGCCGCACTTGCACCGCCTCCCTGCATGTTCGTTGTTGTTGCAGTACCGGGTGCGGTTGCATAGTTATATGATTTCTGGAAATATCTCATGCAAAGTGCCAGTTCTTCCGCATAAGGTCTTGACACAAAATCAGTAGCCTTACTCCCTATTTCTAACTTGACCTGCGAAAGCCAGAAGTTATTATCCGTACTGTCACAAGCGTTGACTTGGTTGGAAGTGGCGCTATAGTTTCCGTTCTGCCAAACATCAGCGGTTGTTTGTATAGTTGTGCCAGCCGTTAGTGAAAACACAATCTTTATCCCTATTCCAGTTGTGTAATCCCATGTTCCACCTGTTTCATCAAAGTCAAGTGTGATAGTTTTCTTTTCCCATGTATCTGTTACTAATACTTCATATTCTACGACATAAGACCTGTCAGAACTACTATTCAAAAAGGCAACGCAATAAATACCTATCTTTGTTGCCTTCACCATAAACGAAAGCGTTGCTGTTCTATCGACAAGCGGAAAATAATCATAGCCTTCTACTCTGTATTGAATATTAGCAAAATCGTCAGCCGCAATCGACGCATCTATTGTTGTACAATCAACCTTCAAAGAGTGTTTACTCGTATGTCCACTCTCTGCAAAAGTTGGAACATCTGCATCTTGGGTGATGGTATGAACTGCTACCCCGTTTTTGCGATAGGCATATCTATCCAAAGAATATGCCCCAGTTGCAATCGCCGCAAAACTCGTACCTCGTTGAGAAATTTCCATGTCACCGTTAATGATGACGTTCTTATTATTCACCATATTATCAAACAAATCTGTCAGCAAGATATATTGATCAGTTCCAGTCTTGCCAACAATCCCGGTCGCAAGATAGATTGCATCCGCACCGACCGGAACAGTTGCTTTCGTAAGATCTAAAATATCAGTAGTCATTACATCACCGCCTGTTCTACAGCATTCCTGAAAGCGAGAACCATGTCCTCAATCTTCGGAAGCTTTCTCAGCTCAACAAGCATTTCTGATTGGAGCTTATTTGATACTCGTGAATCCTTTCCAAGCTCAGCAGTAATAACCTGGGCCATCTGGACACCGACCGAAGCAGCGGTCGACTCGGTACTCGCAGCAATCTCAGCGATCGACACCGGAGCAGCGACCTCCTTGGGAGCAGAGGATCCTACGGAACCAGAAGGAATACTTACACCGCCGGAACTAGGTAATAATTGTTTTCCCTTACTCTGTGAAAAAGTAGCAGGATCATACCAGGTATCTGTTGGAGGAATTGTATTCCAGAATTCTGGTGGCTTTGTATAAGTTGAAACCGGATCGTAGGAATCACCCGAAGCGTATTGACCGCCCATGTGACCGCCCAGAGAATGCCGACTACCAGGTCGGACACCAGCCCGAAGCATCTTAGCGGTCTGTGTAGCAGGGATAACCTGACCATGAACGATCAACTCAGGCCCAGCCTCACCTACCAGCGACACCGGAGCCAGGGCTCCACCTCTGGCTTGCGAATCATACCCAGGCCCTTTAGTAAATCCACTGGCATCCTGTTTATATTTCCTTCCCATTGCGTCTGTTTTCCAACCATCACTGGAAGGAACAGATGTATAACCTGATGGCATACCTTGCTCGGATTGATCAGCATAACCAATTACGACTTGTGCATTTACAGTCTTACCATCAAGCTCATCCAGTATTGCAATGAGTTCTTCAACTCTCAATGCTTCTGTTTCGAGCAGGGCAATCTGTTCTCCGATCTTTGTAGCAAGTGCAAAATTCCCAGCCATGACCGCTTCAACCTGCAGGAGCCTGAGTTGTTTCTCGGTAACATCACTGGTAGCTTGACCAGCTGCAATCTCAGCCGAAGTCAAAGCCCTCATGCCATCTGCAGCTCGCATAAGAGCCTCGGCATCATTATCAGTCGCAATCGCCTGGGCATCCATTCTCTCTATCAGGATATCGATAAGCTCAGCCTCTTCAATCAACCCATCCCGAAGCTCAATATCCCACTGTATCTTTTCCTGAACTGAAACCAAGCCAATATCCCAAGCTTGCTTCATCAAGGTATTCTTATTCATCACATCGGTCTGGGTATCCAGCCAACCCTGCCAAGCAAGATTCACTCGACCCAACATATTCACTTGCTGATTACCGAAAGCAGATTTGAATTCATTCCAATATCTCGGAGTCGACTGCAGTTGCTTCCCAACAGTATCCATCGCAGCAGCATAAGTCCCGGCAATCTGGGCTCCCTGCTTCATTACCGCATCAGACCTGGCCTGGACCTTCTGCTGCTCAGTCAAAGCGTCTTTAGACACGCCAAGATTCTCAGCCATATCTTTATACGCCTGATTGAAATTCACCTGGATGCCCATCGTTCGAGCCATGCGAGCGGATCCAGTTGTGATCACAGTAACCAACCGCTCAAATGCCTGGGAGCTATCAATACCAGCAATCACCGCAGCATCCTGAGCCAGACGAGCCATATCTGTAGAATCAGCCAGATCCATATTGGCTTGCTTCATCAGAGCCAGGGATTGTCTTGACTTCTCAGTCGTAATTCCTTGGGCTTGAATAGCTCTCTCTAAGACCCGAATCTCGGTTGTGGTATATCCAGCATTCCGGCCCAGCGTAGAAGTTACAACGCCCAGCGTCTCTACCCTCGCAGATAGCTTGGTAGCCTCAAGAGTAAACGTCCCAGCCTGTTTAGCCAGGGCTGCGAAGCCAATAGCAGCAACAGCGGTCCCCAACATCTTCATAGCTGCGCTGGTTTTCTTTCCTACAGCACCAGTATCACCCAGCTCCTTATTGACCTTCTTGATACCAGCGGAAGCCCGATCGACCGATCGAAGAACGATATCTACATTATTGTCTTTACCCATAACCCCACTCAGCCCTCAGCTGCAGGATCTGCTGCAGCAGATTATATTTCCCCGGGTTTTCTAAAGCCCAGGATGCCATGCTTGGAGCAGCTTTCAATTCCATATAATAATTATATACTTTCAAAGCAAATTCCATTGATCGAATCTCATGACCAGAAAGCACTCTCCCGACCACACCCTGGACCCCATACCTCTTGATCAGGGAGTTGAGATACAGCTCTGGTGAAGTTTCAATCTCAGCCCCATCGCCCACCAGCAATGCTAGGACTCCTATGCTTTTGGGATTGCAGGACTATATATCTTCCCGATCTCTTCAATCAACCAGGCAATAAATAGACCACTTGGAACCCTGGGTGAACCAGGGAAATTATCCGGAGAGATAACTCCTTCAGGCCAGAAATCCCCAACGATCTCCCAGGACTCAACCACAGAACAGATCGTAGTCAAGACAACAGCGTCAATCTCTGTCTGGGAAGCTTTCGCTTTGAGTAAAACCCGAACTTCTCCAATGGCCCGTTCGTAAAGTAACACCTGGGGCATCGTGAGAAATTCGGGTAAGGTAACCTTGCCAGGAAATTCAGCCACTGGACTCTTGATTGAACTCTTGATGATTTTAGACATTCTATTCATCCTTTGTTATTTGATTAGGTTATCGCAGCAGTTCCCCAAGCCGGAGCAGCGGAGCCAGGATACAGCCGGAAAGTGGCCGTATAGGTTCCGTTGATGAAATCCGGATTGTAGTTTACTTCGATCAATCCATTAGCAGCGGAAGATGCCAAGCCAAACACTGGCTCACCAGTTTCCCATGCATGCCGGATCCCAAGATAGATTGCGAATCCCAACGGAGTCAGGACACCATTCAATGGATATAGAACAGTGTGAGATCCCGACAGGGCAGCGACAGCCCCAGATCCTGAAGCAGCCTGAGCTGCAGCGGTATCAAACGGACCCCCGACTTCCAGAGAGTAATCCGGTTGACCAGTAAGGAATCCTTTCACAGCATCCTGGATAGCCGAAACATCGACCTCCGGATAATTAAGGCCCAAACCGTTGATGCTGGAAATAGGAAGATCACGCAGCGTACCAGCCGAATCTTCTAGCTGCCATTTTATCCACTTCCCTGAAGTTCTACCAGTATTTGCAGTCATAATTTACTCCTTCATATTTCTAGTGAATGCCCCGGACAAAGCCCAGAGCAAATGTTACAGTAGTCGCAGTTCCTAAATCAATCTGCCAGCGGAGATATCTCTTCACCGCAGCGGTCGTACCCAGGGCCAGGACACCAGACACCGGAGCCGAACTCGGATCGATCACACCGGAAGTCGCACCGGAGAGAGTATCGAAGTTTCCATCAGTATTCGTGGAAGCTTCCTCAACCAGGATGGTAACAGTCCCATCAGCATCGAAAGCATGATACATCATAAATCCACCCAGGGAAGATGCAGCACCATGAGGATCAATCCCAGCAGCGGAGTTGACACCAGTCTCAGCGCCATTAGCGTGAACAAGATGCCCCCAGGGAATCGGATAAGCTTTCGTATCACCACGCTCATCCCAGCCCCCAAGCTCGATCGTGACAGGGACAATACCTTCTTCACCAGCAGCCTTGTAGTTCAGCTGAGTAAGCTGGGCCATAAAAGCCGGAACACCAGCAGCTGGGGTAGCAATGCCCCCGATCGGAATCATCAGATCCCGAACTGCATCCGGAGTAGACATCACAGCATGCAGACCAGAAGTAGCGGTATTGTCAATCACCGCATTGATGCTTCCAGCTCGGATATCGCATCGACCAGGAAGAACACCAACAACTGGATCCGTAATAGCAGCCCAATCATTTTGAGTAAAACCCCACATAGTTGGGGGTGGAGCAGCGACCATACCGGATAGATCGTAACCATCCACATAAACCCTGGTATTTTTTACAAGAGATCTAGTCATTCATCACCTCAGTTCACAAACTCCAATACCTCAAAAGAGATATCGCAGCCATGAAACATATTACCCATAGGATCGGACACCGGACCGACCTCACCGATATCAATCATTTGCAGATCAACCAGGCCAGTGATCGCATCACTAACCAGCATACGATCAGCGATCAAAACAATCTTCGCAATAAAGGTCGGATAGAGAGCAAACAGACCACGCTCGGTCCCAATCTTAGCAAACAAAAAACGATAGTTCAGGGAGTAAGTTACATTCAGCTGGGCTCCAGATCCAGATCCCATGCTCATCCGCTCAGGATCAAAGCCGGAGATAAATCCATCCGGCCTGGGATATAGAATTGGACAATCCCTTGCTGACACACTGGTAGGAATCTCGTTCAGATCCTTCAAGGTCACACCAGTAACCGTAAGCTTCGAAATCGAATCAGCAACCGCAACGATTTGCAGACTCACCTGGGCCTCCGATATTGGTTCAGGACCTTCCGATCATAGGGAGAAATATCCTTGGGAGTGATAACGACACCAGCAGCGGTAATCTGCACAGCCTCATCGCCCTGACCCTCACGCCGACCGTTCACGTTCTTTACGATATTCATGCAGACCAAGTTGATATCAGCAGGAACAGCAGCATAACCCCAATCACCAGTAATCTCAACCCCAGCCAGGACCCCAACAGGGAATGCATAATCCCCATTCTGATTAGTCCGGATCCAATGCTTAGTATCGCCATTCAAGGGCATCAAGTGATAATCAGTCGTGGCCCAGGTATTCTCGTAAGTACCATCACCATCATCATCAGTCTTTAGAGAATCAACACCGTACAGCGGAGCATCTAACTGGAGCATATCGCCCATCTCCGGAGAGTAACAACGGACCGCAGCCTGATCATCATAAAAGAATAGATTAGTTTCCTTATCGATATATCGACTCACAGCCTCCACGATTGATTCAATGACAGCATCATCACCAGTATCAGTGGAACCGATATCTTTGAAAGCCTTGAACTCAATTAGAGTACAGTAACCATTCTGGATTGCCATAAAAACTCCGATGTGATCCTGGCCCCCTCAGACCAGGATCACAAGGTTGGAGGATAAACAGCAGGATTAGAATCCTACGCTGTTGCCATTTGGCCGTAACCGATTGCTTCGGGCTGCAGACACATGTACACAGTCCGGAAGTAGTACCAGAGATTGACCCAGCCCTTCTGAGCATTGGAGTATGGATCCCGAAGGAAACCAATTCCAGCACCATTACGGACACCGACCTGATTCCAGTTACCGAAGTAAATGGGTTTCAGAGCAGCGGTCATTGCTCCAGCTTTGGAACTGAACACAACCGGATAACCCATCAGGTCCATCAGGCCAGTTTCATTTCCCATCGGATAGGATTTCACGCTGGTCCCAGCAATTGTGCGGAGATAACCCAGAGTGGAAGGTTTCATGACCCAGCCAACCGAACCTGCATCATCCAGGTAATCAGCCAGGGCATCATTGAAGATCAAGTGCTCAGGCTCGCCCAGGACAATCGCAGTTGCGGAAGCGAACTCATCAAACACAGTTCCATTCGCAGCGACTTGGGTAAGCAGCAGGGAGTTCTTGGTTTTGGCAATTCCACGCCCGACAAAATCCTCAAGGAAAGCCATCAGCTTGGAATCTTCATCCTCAAGCAGCTGATAGGTCAATGAGATATTCTTGGCATAGAGGGCCAAGGTCATCGCATGTGTTCCGAGATCCGGAGCATCAAGATCGAAATCCCCAGACTCAGAAGCAACGATGAACTCTCCATCGTCTTCGTTATCGTAAGGGACATTTACAGTGGTTCCCTTGCCAGGGATATCACGAACACCCAACCGGGCTTCAATAGCGGATTCATCCTGCTTTTCGATGATCCCCTGATAATGACCAGTAGGAACAGCATTCCCACCATCACCAGCGGTCGTGATATTCATATCGGTAGCATTGGAAGCTTTCAAGGGATCGCCACCGATCTCCATCAAAGCACCAAGGTCACCTGTGCGGAGATGCCGACAATAGGCAGCTTCTGGGACATCGCCCAGATCGGAGCGTTTGATAACTGCAGCCATTCCAACATAACCAGCTGCATTCACCGGAGGAAGTGTTTTGGAAACTTCCTCAACAGCAACAGCGACCGCAGCATCCACAGTTTCCTGCAGGGCAGCAGCATTATCAGCAACAGACTTCTGCTCGCTAAGCAGAGTTTCCCTTGCTTCGAGTTGAATTTGTTCAACAGAAAGTTCTGGCATATTCTTTTCCTTTTTAGTAATTTGAGTTGAGCGTACAATGGGACCACCCGTAGCTCCACCAGCAGCTGCACCACCGATCGCCTCGGCCTCTGGCAGCAACGCCTTGAGAGAGGGCATCTTCCCAACTAATGCCTTGATAGCATGTAAAGTATTCTCGGAAAGCATCCTGGGCTCCATCGGAGTCACCGTCAACGCATTCCGTTTCAAGGGCCACTTGGTAATAACACCAGCATGGACTTCAGCCTTGCCAGTAGCCTCTGAAGAAGTGCCGATAATATCAGCCTCAATCAACTCCTCCAGATATTCCATATATTCAGCCTGACGATCCAAGGCCATCTCGACCCACAATCCATAATCATCAGCCTTGGCGGTCTTCCAATCCACAACACCCAGGATATCATCCCGACCTGGGGCTCCATCATTCCAATCGTAACCATGCTCCCAATCAACATAAAGCTGGCCCGTCTTGGTATAGCGAGATTCATATTCGGTCTTAGAAGTAAAGGTCTCCCCGGCCAGATCCTTCCCACCGAAAATGCATATGTAGTTGCCGACTCGTAATTCTGTATCAGTCTTGGATAAAATCTTTAGATTGTTCTTTTTCATAAAACCTCCCTTATAAAAAATTATAGCACAGAAATTTAGCAGCTGCGTACACAACGAATACGACAGCAATCCACCAGCGGATTTTCCAGATCATCATTTATTCCCAGCCTCCATCCAAGCCTTGACGAACTTCCGTAGCTCGCTGGTCTTGGGGTTGATTTCAAACCGGACCTCCACAGCTTCAATGATCGATAACAAAGCAGACCGAATCATCATCCAGAACTTACGATCACGATCATCCATATAATTCCTCCAGATCCCACTTCTCTTTTAGATATGCCCGATTGAAAGCCTTACCCTCAGCATAACCAGGGAGCTGCAGCCGAGTGCTGGACCGCAGATGCCGGAGCGGAAGATTGCCCCAGTGACTTTGGAATCCAGCCTCCGCAGCTCTGAAGCAGAAATCTCCATCCAGATATCCGGAAGCTTTGAAAGCCTCATCAAATCCACCGATCAAATTATAGAGATCCCGATGGAATAGAATCGACCACCCATCAACCCAATGATAATTACACTGCAGCTCACCGATCTGATAATCCCGATAATCGTTTCCATAGACGCTCCCAGGGCTGAGCTTCTTTATCCTGGGCCAAGCCGGATCCTCAAGCAGCACATCGATATCCAGGATCCAGAGCCAATCAGCTGTGGCCAGGGACAGTCCGATATTCAAAGCCTTCGTTCGGCTGCACACCGGAGCCTCAACACCAGTAAACCTTCCCTTCTGAATAACATCCGGAGCTTCACCAGAAAAGGAACTCTCTTGCCGGACCAGGACAATCTGAGCATCTGGATCCCTGGAAAAGGATTCAACGAATTCAGGACCATGAACACCATCAACCGTTGTAGCGATCGCAGAGTATTTATACATGAGCTAATATCCCCAGGAAATCATGATCGATCAATCTCCAATCAGAACCAGTAGATCCAACAGCGACCTGGACCACATGCCGGACCGCTGGTTTATTATCAAGATCATCGAAGATAATAAACTTCGATATCCTATCCTTCAGCAGCAACCAATCAGACATACAGCCCTCAACGGTATGATCACCATCAATATAAGCCACATCAAACTTCCGGTCACCCAGGGCCACAGGGAGTGGTGGAGTTTTCTGCAGATGCAAGTGAAGCCGGAGCGGATCCAGACCAGCAGCTTCCCAATTGGCCCGAACGATCTCCGGAGAAGGAACCATATCACATTCAGGATCCGGTCTCCCAGGCTCACCGTTATAACCAGTAAGCGGATCCACACAATGAACATCACCAGAAACAATCTGCCCGATCTCAACAGCAGACCCGCCGAATAAAGTACCAGTCTCAATGTAATCCTGGCAGCCTTGAAGGTATTTCCTGAACGCCCTCACCCTACCAGAGCAGCAGCAGGATCGACCGATGAACTCAGACATCAAGGAACTCCTTTAGTGGAACCCGATCGTACACATCCAGAACACCGCCAATACCAGCATTCACAATCCTTCTGCCGGCTCCCTCAAAATTCTTCCGAGCGAACCGATGAACATCCCGAAGCGTTTCATCAGCCAGGGAATAATCGCCATGAGTGTAAGTCATATATTTGGAATCAAAATGATTGTAGTCTCGACCAGGATCCGGAGCAACGATCCCTAGATCACAGCCGATCACAGCGACATCGGAGTAACCAGCCTGGAAAATAAGTGGCAGAACGGTATTCATCGTTCCCCCGTACACGCAAGGAACTGGAAGATGCCAATCATCCGGAGCAAACTCGTTACCATGCTGCCGACCATGCCCCAGCCCTTCACAGCGAGAGATCCATTCAGGACCAGAATCAGGATACCTCTTCAGCCAGGGCTCCATATATCTTTCAAATCTCTGCTCGATGATACACCGCTCAACGCCTGGAGCCAGATGAACTTTCACCGCATCCTTAGCATAACCCTGGGTAAACTCCAAATGGTTTCCCTTCTTGACATCGTAAGCCAGGAACTCAACCCAGACCCAGACCGATGGCCTCCAAGGAGTGCGGTCGTACATCAGATCGATAAGGTTCATAGACCAGGTCTCCACCAGGCCCTGAGACTGCAGATCCAGCAGTAAATCAAAATCCCCAGCAGCCAAATGCTTGCTGAGGGAAGGACCGTTGCCGATCACCACTACCTTCGGGCCAGGGACCGGAGTCCGCACCCAAGAAACTTCATCATCCACCTGGACCACAACGTTTATTGCAGCCCCAGCTTTTTCAACGCCTTCAGCATCCATAGAGTATAAATCCTATTCAGAATATTGATCTTCTCTTTCGCCACACCAAGCAGAATACGCCAACCACCACCACTGATGTTCTTATTGATCACATAGGACTGGCCCCCACCACCCTCACGTGATCCAGTCAGATACTCAGCATAGGAAGCACGATTCCCAATCACCGTCTGAGTCGTGCCACGCTGACGGACAGTGAACTGAGTACCATACCGCTCAGAGTTATTCTTGGAAGTCCCATCAGCATAAATATAACCAATGCCCCTGAGATATCCCCCAGGGATCTTCCTACCAGATGGCTCCGATGGATAGTTCTTCAGACCCTTCGTTCCTATAATCTCCTTGCCAGCTTCCCGTCCAGCCTGGGACCAATGACGCATGATCTCAATGGGCGCCTTCTTCAGAGCAGCGATGACCTTCGCATTCTTGACATCAACTTCAATCATCGGATCCCCCAACCGTATCAAATCCAGGGACTTCAATCTCAGGTTTACCCAGGGCAACCGTATCAGCGATATCGGTCCGGCTCTGCATCCAGCAGCGACAACTCTTATGGGCTGGAGGATGATCGAACTCACCAACAAACTGGTCGTTGATAAGGACCGTCAATTCATTCAACGGAGCGCAGATCTCGCAGACCATTGAATCATTATTCGTGTACCAGGTCTTGATAACCTTCGCATCGGGGAATTCAGCCAGGGCTTGCTGGCCAGCAGCGAACTCAGACTTCCCGAACGTACGAGTAATCTCGGACACTGCGATATCCTCAGCACGACCGGAATCCAATCCGGATGCCATCAGACCATCGATCACATCCCCGATCGTATATCCTTCCTCGGAGATGAAACTGGTAAGCTCACGCTCCAACCGCTTACCAGTGGTCTTATCAATCATTTCAGTCAAATCAGTAACCCAGGAATCAACCCAGAATAAAGCATCCTCGTTGTAAGCAGCATAATCCAACACGATATCATTTGCGAGAGAGAACTGCTGAAGGCCATCATCCATCATGCCAGCGAAAGCCTGGACCAGCAGCTCATCAGATTCAGGATGGTCAATAGGAATATTCACACCAGAATTCTTCAACCGATTATCCTCAAGCCAGGTCCTGATCATATCAGCCTGGGCATCGAAGCGGAGCCGGAAGATCTTGAAAAGCTCGACCTCCCAGGCTTCCTTCATAGCTCGACCAGGTTCCTTGGGATCACGCCTCTTGTAACCTTCAGGGAGAATGAGATCGTAGGAATCCACGATCGAGTCAATCAACTGGTGTGCAACCAGCTTACTCGGCTTCACTTTTTCCCCGAAGCACATCAACAACCTCAGTGACGGATTCAATCAGGGCAGACTTATCCAGATCAAGCTGCTCCCGAATGGCTGTGGCCAGGGCATCAGGATCCGGACCAGCTGGAGCTGGACTTGGAGTTGGAGAAGGTAACTCCTTCAGCAGCTGGAATTGCTCAAACTCGTCCAGTACATTGAATTCAAACAGAGCCGGATCCCTACCCTTTCTCAGATAATTGCGGAATTGCCTTCGTTCATTCCCAGCAGCTTCCTCATGAAGATGATCAACATGATCAACCCGAACTGCAGCCTTACCAGGAACTTCATCCGGAGGAAATACATCAGTCTCCATCTGGCGAGCTTCTATCATCATCGAGTCCAGTTCCTCAGCCACCATGCCATCAGGGAGATCAAGCCCCAGCATCTTCGAAGCGACCGAAGGCATAATCCCACCACGCCGATAATTGACGAAAGCAGTGGAGCGTTTAGTCTCATCCTCTTGGAATACATCAAGAGTCTGTTCCCTGGAAACAAAGCGATGGCCAGTACGGGAAAGGACCTGAGCATTCAGAACGGAGATCAAGAACTTGAAATCAGGGACCGCAGTCAACTCATATAGCAGCCTGGAATCCTCCTGGGCTGTAGCGAAGTTGGCTGATTGAGAGAACATGATAGTCTGAGGAACACCCAGAGCGGTTGAAATATCCTCACGCTTCTCTTTGGACAGGGCTGAGTTGGATAACCCCTCAAGGCCCTCACCGATCACCGTAGGAATAACAGCATCTGCATTGATAACCTTCGCAGCAAACGCATTACCCAGGCCATTGATCACCCTGGTAAACCAGGTCTCCAGCTCTTCCTTCTGATCGGGCTGAGTGGTAGAAGGCACACCCAAGATCGTAGCCTTGATTGCTCCACGATCGAAGAAGATCCGAGCGAACTCATCACCAGAGTATAAGACACCAGCTGCAGCCAGGGCAGCCGTAGCCGGAGATGATAACGGAGGACCCATCTCAACAAACTCATCCGGGGTCCAGAAGTAAACGATATCATCAACTGGCATCGGCCTCTTACCAGCTGCAGTCATTCGCTCGAAATTGACCAGGCCTTTGACAGGATCGATAACCGGAGCAACCGTAGTAGGAAGTAGATACCGGAGATCCATTGTCCGATTCATTGCATTGTACTCTCGGAAGAAATAAGAATAGCCAAACAGGGCCAAGGCCCCAGCAGCCTTCTTGAGTAACATATGGGGGTTGGGCAGCCAGCCCAGGACGTTCTGATAATCATCAGAGCGGTCGACTTCCTTATCGCCCTTGAAAATAGAGAAGGGAATGGATGACACAGCATGCCTACGAACCTCAATGCCCCTGAATAACCAGGGAACTTTCTGCCGAAGGACCTGCAGGTTCTTCCCAGAGTTGGATGCAGCAGTCAGAGCCTGGAACATCGTGCTACCAGGCTGGACCGAACTCAGCGCCACCTTCTGATTCCCATCAAAGAACATTGCATCTTGACTTGTCATACATCACACCCCTTTCAAATCAACCAGAAACTATTCATATCACCCTCGTATGCGTAGCGGAGAGGATCAATGAGATGATTATTTTTATCAATTGGAGTTGGCGGGGAAATTGTTTCGCCATATTTATCCTTCTTCCACTGAGCTTGCCTCAGTTCATTCTGCATTTGAATACAATTGGTATCAACTATAATCGTATGCTGCTGCAGCCACTGGATTCCATGCCGGACCGAATCCTTCCCCTTCACCGCACCGACCGCATTTGCCCCATATTTTACCAGCTCGGCAATGGACTTCGGCTCAGCAGAATCCCACACGACCATTCCCTTTCCCACCATGCCAGTCTGCCGGATCGCTAAGAGATCATTCGTCAGCCCTTGCTCATACATTTCATTATACACATAAATGATCTTCTTAGCACGATCATAATGCGTAACCACGATAGTGGCCGGATCCTTTCCAAAGCCGAAATCGCCCCCATTCCTGTGGTTGGTAAACTGATCATGCATACCAGAGAGATCCTTGATCTTCCAATTCTTGAAGATCACATCACCCAGGACACCCCAATTCCCATAGGTGTAAACAGCCTTGAAATACTCATCGGTCTCATCCAGCAGGGCCTGGATATCCTGCGGAGTATTCCAGCGGTTGTGAATGTGCCAGGTCTTCAGGATGACCAGCTCCGGAGAGTTGAACACAGTCTGATCCTCAGCCCAGCCAATCGGCTCGAAGAACTCCTTGAACAGCCAGTGCTGCTGGAGGATAGGGTTGAAGCTGAAGGTGACACGCTTGACCACATCAGCATCACCACCACGCATACGCTTCTGGAGAGTCTTTAGATTGTCCAGGGTTGCTTCGGTTGCCTCTTCGAACCAGATATCAGTGATAGCCCCATGAGAAGCTCGAATAGACTTCAGCTTCTCGGTATCATCCAGGCCGATGAAAATTGCCTCACGACCGTTTACGCATTCAATGATCTTCCTGGAATAGCGGAATCGGAACAGGGACTGCAGCCCCCAGGTATTGATGACCGACTCGACCTCAGCCCAAACGGACTTGGTAAGATAGCGAGCAACCGCCCTGGCAACCAGGTAGTTACGATCGCCGGAAAGCAGATCAAGGACCAGCCTCTGGGCCAGGAATACAGACTTGCCAGAAGTGGATCCACCGTAATAAATTTGAATAGGTTGCTGAGCTTCTAGATAGGGAATATAAACTTCATTGAACATCGCCCTGGAAACTTCAATCGGGACAACGGTCTCACTCATTCGTCAAGGTTACCTTGAACTTCAGCTCCCCACCACCAGGACCAAATATCTCGCTCTTAGTCGGAGCATCCAGGCCAAGATACCTGGACCGCCGATCCATGATCCGCATACAGGACAGGACAGCCTTCGGGTCACCTTTCACTGCTCTGGTAAAGTTCTTCACAAACATGTTATCAAGTCTTTCCAGTTCCATCCTTCTGACCTGTTCAGCATCTGCTTTGATCTCTTTATTTAGCTTATCAAGGACAGCCATCACGTCTTTGTACGCATAACGCTCATCATAGCCTTTCGGAAGCCGGCCAGGATACTTCTCAATCATCGCCTTCGAAATTGTACGGTAGGTCAATCCTTGCTTCTTCAGATGGAATACAGAAGCCCTTCTCTCAGCAGCCACAAGATAATCAGGATGCCCTTTAGATTTTGCCATTGGTGACTCCCTTATGTGTTCCTAACTCCATCAAGTATACAATTCCCCACCACAGTGAGGGCAAAGGTCAACAGGGATACTATCTTCAATCTCAGGCAACCTTACTGTGTTATCTCCTGCAATTATACCCAATTCACTCTCCCAGAAGCCCCAAGCTAGTAATTCCTCTACCTCGAATTCATTGGCCAAAGCATCATAATCCCACCAACCAGTAGTACCCCTGTGTAAGAATACTGTTAGCTTCTCCCTCTCTTTCTCTGTCAGTTGACGATCAGACTGCCTTACTTCAATAATGTGACCTGGACCATACTTATCTAATAACACGTTCAATCTCTGGTGCCCGTTATATAATTCTCCCCCAGGACCCACTGCTACAGTCTCAATCTGCCCGAAAGCATCGAAGGATTCCAGCAACCTGGCAGCCTGGTCACCTTCTATTTGCCTTGGGTTTCTCTCCCAGGGCTTCAGATCCCCCAGCTTCATCCTTGAATTCTTCCAGGTTGGTCTAGCCATAGACTATTTGCCCCAATAATATCCCGATAATAAACGCAAGCTCAATAACTATTACTGCCAGAACCATTTTGATTTGATCCATGCTATCCTTCCTCAAATAACGGTATTTGTTTTCCGGCGTCAATAATGTTTTGAGTACTAATAAACATCTGGTCACACTGTAATTCCCAATCGCAGTGCCTGCACAACACCCAATCTTCTTCACCATAGATATCAACCGGATCATGAATCTGGTCTCCACAACTCTCACAGACAACAATATCCATCGTTTCCTCCATTATACACTTATCTTATTCCCCAGATGCCAGCACACCGGATCCGGAGTGGATAGCCTCAAATAACCAGCAGCATCCATCGCCTCATCCAGAACAGGAACATGACCTCTCATCCTGTGGGGCCAGTAGCCAGGATCGATCTCCAGCAGCCTGGACCGCAGAGCAACGAACTGATAGTGCTTGGCCCCCACAACAGCCTTCACCCCAGCCTTCGAAGTATGCCATTGCCGATCGGTCTTGGCCCTAGTTTTGCAAGCATCCAATTTCCACTTTACACTTGCTGCCCATTGCTTCAACGCTTCCAGATCCTGATTTTTCCACTTCCCTTTCAATCCCTTCGCAGCCTTCGCACAATGCTCAGCAGACCAGCCAGCACAATTTCCAGACACCATCCCAGCCCTGGGGTAAGTATCCAGGATCTCCAATAGCCTCGGCAACCAGCCGTAATCATACTCGACATCATAATCAGAATAGGCGATCACCTCTCCTGGAGCGAAGCGTACAGCCTGAAACAGAGCATTGATAGCCCCAACATTCCTCAGCGACTCAAGGATGAACGATGGGACATGGGACCGGACCAGATCACGAACCTCACTGCAGCAACCGTTGAGATAAATGATCCGATGCATCCCAGGATAACTCCAGGTTTCCAGAGATAGATCCAGCACCTCCAGCATATTCTCGTAGTAACCAGTAAGATGAGGGATATGGACAACCATCACGCCGGACACTCGCCCAGGCTCCCAGGCCAGTTCCTGATCCCAATTAGGATTAGAATTCTCAACAGTCTTGCTCATACAACCTCCGGATTTTGTCTCGCTCTTCGTGAGCGATTTCTTTGTTCCGATGCTCCAGGGAATCCCAACGCCAAACATAGGACCCGACCACTTCTGGGATATGGGCAACCAGGGCTCCATGAACTGCACACCGGACCCAGAACTCCCAATCCCCAGCAACGACATAGGACTCATCAAACAGACCGAAGCGATCATGCAGGGACTTCCTCCACATGGGCAGCGGGCCAACAAAGCAATGAGTTCTCATATCCTCAATGGAATAACCAGGACGCTCTATCCGGACCCCTTCAGCGTGTAAATTATCCACCTTCCAATAATCCCCATAAACCAGATCGTTACCCAAACCCAGGGCCAGGGCCAGCTTCTGGATACCCTCCGGATCCTTACGATCATCAGTATTGGCATTGGTAATAAAGCATTCCTCTTCTGGCAGCCTCCGGATAATCATATTCCAAGCAGCATACAGCCCAGGGACATCTGGAGTAATGACGTTGAAATCAACCAGCTCCCTGCACCGCCGACCAATCTCCCCAGCCTCCTGGCTCACCATCCAGATATGGGGAGAGAGAGTCTGCTCCCGTAGGTTCCGGATGCAGCCCAGGACATCATCAACGGAGCAATGATAAGCACTCACGATCGCAACGACATTCATCAGTATCGCCTCCCTCCCTTCGGAATCTTCGGTTTCTCAGTCTTGTTCGGGCCACGCTTGATGATAGGGAAAGCCGGACCATTACAATGGCTGCATGTATCGAATGCCCTCGTAAACATATGACACCAGGGACACTCGATCATCTTCTTATTAGGACCAGACACATTCGACCCACCAGCTGGTGGAGTTCTTTTAGGTGGCGGTTGGGACATCGGACCTCCTGGTGGTGGGGGTGGAGCCGGACCGGACGGTCGACTGGTTGGCGGTTTGGTTTTTGGTGGTGATCTCATAACAAGCCTGGACCATTACCTATGATGAACGCCCTCTCGCCTCTATGTATATTTTTCATCAGAGCCACAACCTCCTTCCCCATTATAGCAAATATAGTTTATAATAAATTTACTTTCGGATTCGGCTCCGAACGTAACCCCAGGGCTTGAAACCCTGGGGTATTTTTTATCTCAGGTAGTTCACGATTTCGTTACCCTGCTCGCCCTCTCAGCCTTCTCAGCCTGATAGACTTCCCCGATCGCAGCCAGGATGGTTGAGTCAGCATCAAAGACACCCTCACTGAGATTATCAATCTCGACCAGGATACGCTCAGCACCCAACACCTGCCAAGCCCGAATCTCAAAATCATCTTGGACTTCCTTATGCATGAACACCAGCGGATAGGGAATCGGCAGCCCAGCCAGACCATCATCAATAAGAGCAGCTAGATCCTTTTCGACCTGATCAAAGCCCAGAGTTTTATCAAGAGCCACCTCACCAGGGTTCCAGTAATGTTCCTCCAGAACCGGATCCGGAAACTCATCCAGCCCATATTCCTCTATGAACCTCGGTCGACAACCATGACAGTGAGAAATGAACGCAAGTAAAGCCTGGGCTCCCATCGTTGTCCAGACACGATAAGCATCTACCTCTTCCGGATAGCCCTTCTCCAGGGCAGCGGTATTATCCCCATCAGCCACAGCAATGGCCTGGAACAAATGAGTAAAGAATCCACCAGACATTCTATACTGGAAATCGAGATATCTATCGTAACCTGATGGCATATCACACACTCCTTGCTTTTCTAATTTGTTTTATTCTTCTGGGAGAAGCCCATTCGATAATATCATTCAAAAACTCTTCTGCCCTCGCACCGCAAGCTGACCAATTCCATTTATCTTTATCTGGTCGAATACTCCCACCCCAGCATTCCCTCAATAACAACAAGGGGTATTTCTCTTTCTGATAAACAGAAACTCGGAGAGAACGAAATCCTCTATTCCTCGTAGAATTGGCTACACTTCCATCCCCCTGCCAAAACCCAGAAGCCCAAGCCTTTTCAAGCTCGGTAGGAAACCTCATACGATCAAGGGAAGGATCTGGTTTCTTTCCACTTGCCCTCACAGTAAGAATAGAGCAACGTCTGGAACAAAATCTTGGATTAGAAGTTGGATCACCGCACCGCTCACAATGGTTCATAATCCAGCCTCCATAAATACATGCCAAATATATCCATTACAATCTGTAGTTCCCCAATGCCAAAGCCCAGCTGGATCAAACTTGTGACCAGTGCCAATGACCCGAAATACAACATCAATCAGCTCTGCTTCCGGATCCACCTGAAGCCAGATCATCAGAGCATCAAGTGGAACTAACCGCCAACCTTCATCGAGCTGGGCCTGGGATATCTTATCTTGATCCTTCTCTTGGGACCCAACCTTCAATGGTCTCGCTCCAACCGGAACTGACAGCGTCTGCACATCGGTAATCTGAAGCTCATACTTCCAAATGGTATTCATTCATCCTCCAATACTATTATTTCAATCTCAACTCGTGGATTTTCTTCGTCAACCTCAGATTGAGTGGACACCCTCCGGACAAATTCCCTGGTATCATCCTCAATCACGTTTCCAATCAGCCCATCAATATACAGCTTCGAGCAGATATTATCTGAGTCCTGCGGTCTATTCTTGAAGTAAGCAGTAACGAGAATATCCACCACGCCAATAATCATTTCCCTTTTGAATACATGACAATCAAGCCAGACCTCATCGTGAACACGATCGGCTTCTTCCTTTCGCTTTGACCAGTGAACGCCAGCGTACATTTGATTCCAGGACCAGGGACGTTCACCTTCAAGAATTATCTTCATCGTCCCTCCCGTTCTTCCTGCTCTCGCCAGTAGTCATCTTCTAACATTTCATTAAATGCATCTCGTTTTTCTCCATCAGACAATTCTTCGTCACCGTCAATTTTGTTATAAAGGTTTTCCCGCTCAACATTATTCATCCAACCTCCATTTGATAAGTTCTCCCTTGAATGGCAGCCCGTAGGTATCCTCAAAGAATTTCACAAACTCAGAGTATGAGTTGAACCCATCAGCCTGAGCCAATAATTCACCAGTACAATCTTCATCAAAACTATTTTCTCCCAGGTGAAAGAGATTCCCAACAAGATAAGTACCATCCTTTAGAATGCCAAATGGCTCAACTGATATAATCTCTCCTTCCCCCAACTTTCGGCAATGCTTCGTTCGCATCCCAGTGTAAAGATAAATTCTCTGACCAACCTTCGTCGGATTCTTCCTTACCTTCCGGATGGTCTGAGCCTTTTCACCGTACACGATAGCACCAGCGAACTCAGCTTTGAAATTATAAGCTGGCATCTTCCACCTCCGAATAATAATCAGGGACACCAGCAGCTGCACAATCAGCATTATCCATCAACAGCAGCGGAGTATTGTGTGGAGAGATCCGATTCCGAGCATAACGATCATAACCACTACAGCGCCGACAGGTCACATCTGTAAAATCAGCATCGATCTCCTGAGCAACCGCAGCCTTAGCCAGACCCTTCGTCATAGAGAATACCAGGATCGAATACTCAGCCTCACCAACGAAACAATAATAAGCCTTCATAATCTTGGCCCGTTCTTTTGCAAGCCTTCCTCTCTCAGCCATAGTTATCCTTTATCTTTAGGTCCAGCCCATCCAGGAAAGCCTGGACAACTTCTTCCCCGTACCAATCGCACAACACATTCCACGCATGCTTCCGTCCTTCGTAGGTCTCACTGAACTTCTGACACCCAGGGCAGCAAGGCATTGCATTGGGCCGGACATTGATCTTCTTCCAGCTGGATCTCCGGTTGTAATTTCTCTTATACACCAGCCCATGAGCCAGCTCAGTAGCGAATCGAGCAAAACAGTACTGGCAATCCATGTGCTGGATCCCAATAAGATCTGCCCCGATATCAATCCAGGTTTCCTTTCTCATCCTTATCCTTCATCTGTGCTACTTCGTGCGGGTCGTAGGGTTTCTTGTCAAGCCACTCATAACAATCTTGAAGCAGGGATACCTCATGTTTGTAGGATATACCCTTTTCCCACCCATGCCCTGCACCCTTTCTGTACTTTTCTTTTAGTCCGTTCTCGATATATTCCTCAATCACCCGCTTGGCTATCTCGTTGTCGGTTTCAGGTTCACTTACAAGGGAGTTGATGATTTCCTTTTCAAAATAATCAATCTGGTCTTGATGAAACCATCCCGATTCAAACATATCAGTAAGTATCTTATCTGCTGTTGTATGGTTCATGCCTTCCTGCTCGTGAGCGGTGAGGATATCAGCAACAAGTTTCAACCATTGCTCTTTTGTGTTATAGCCCCACTTAGGTTCAAACAGCTCTGCAATCTCAGCAAGTATTTTGTCTTTGTTCATTTGTCCTCCGGGTCGTAGGGCGTGTCAAGCAACTTCTTTCCACACTTAGGACAATACATCATATCGTTTTCAATTGGAGTACCCTCAATCATCGCCCACGCTATTCCGCAATCCCCTTCCCACATATCACAGTGTTCGTCATATCTCCATTCGCAACGCTCATCCTCAACAGGTTCTTCTACTTCGTGCGGGTCGTAGGGTTTACTGTCAAGCCAGTGAGTATATCCCAAGTCTACGTTTTTGATTTCAAGTGAGTCTGGATAAGATTGTGCGTACTTACCCCATACCCGCTTGGCTATCTCGTTGCGTAGTTTCACACATGATTTACACTCACACATATCCAGCTTTATCCTTGATAGTCCAGGTTCATCATGTTTGCACCCATCCTCAACTGGTTCACTTACAAGGGAGTTGAGAATATCATCTGTAAGGTCATCAGCAATGTGCTGACACTCCATCTTTCCCAATTTAATATCTGTTCCCGGTGACAGTAAATCCACAAGAGGAAATCCGTCATCTGTTCCCACTTCAACCGTATAGGAACAAGTGGTATTGATTAGCGTTTCATAAATCAAATTATTTAGTTTCTTCCATTTATCTACTGTTGTCTGGTCAATCATCGCTGGCCCCCTTCAGGTAAGCCTTCAATGAAACCTGAGCTTTGGGAACCTTTGAATCATCAACCGAACCAGGCATACCATCCATCGTTCCCAACAGAAGCTGAGCAGCATACTTCGTCTTATCCAGCTTCAGCAGCTTCCCATGTTTATTCGTGATCGCCCAGGCAATCGCCTCAGCCTCATCGACATCAAGGACCACTGATTTATTCATCGTGATTTTTACACCCAGAGTTGGGTCAACCTCTTTCGTCTTTTCATAATTGGTCATAGCATCAGACCTGATATCAGCATCTAGAACAGCGAAATCCTTCTGGACTTTCTTCAATGCCTTTTTGTGAGCAGCTGCTGCAGCGACCAGAGTCGGAGAAGCAGCAAGGATAGCCTCGCCAACCTCAGCGACTCGTGCCTTCAAGTTATTGACCTGAGCATCCAGGGCAACCCACAGCTTCATATCCTGGGCCAACGCCTCCTCCGGAGATAACCCATCACCGATCGGATCCTCAGATCGCTCCGGAAGGACCTGACCAACAACG